AATAGACTGCCATAAGTCCCGCCAGTGAAGTTTCTAGGGTCGTTACTTGTTGTCCCCACCAGCACATTGCCCGAACTGTCGATACGCATACGCTCTGTGCCAGAGGTTTCAAAAGCGGTAAAACCAGCTTCTTTATTTTGAAAATACAAATTAGGGCTATCCATTGAAAGATAAACCCCATCACTATCAGTAGCTCCTGAAGCACTATCTGTTATATGAATACCAGCGTTTGTAGTTCCGTTAATATGCAACGTAGTTGTTGTCGCACCTGTTGGAGAAGCGGTACCAATCCCAACATTATTATTCGTGCTGTCTACCTTCAGGGTGTTGGTGTCAACAGTTAGGTCATCAGTCACAGTCATGGACTGCGATTGCGTTACATCGGTATGGTCAATGGGCTTTTTGCCAGTGTAAGCCATCAGGTAATCTCCAAAATAGACAGAGCTACATCAGCAGACGTTGCCGCACTGCTGGTCACTTTCAGAATATCTGATGCCTCCATTACAACTTTTTGGTCGCCACCAACGACAACCAAGGAAGAGCCAACTGGTACAGGAGCAGCCTTCACAAGATAAATATTATCTCCATCATTATTCTCTAACTGAACATCAACAGAGATAGATGAAGAAGTAATATTGGCTACTGACAACCCAATGATTGTTGTCGATGTAGCTGACGGACAGGTGTAGATAGTAGCGGCACCAGTGCCAACTCCAGTATCAGTTTCGAGTTTGAATGTGTTAGCCATCTGTTACCCCAATGCAATTGCCAAGGCGACAGCAGTGCCAGCTTGGTCAACGTCCAAATTAGCACGAGCCGCAGATGCTGTCGATGCGCCCGTGCCACCGTCAGCAACAGCAAGGTCAGTAATGCCAGTAACTGTGCCCCCGCTAATCGTAGCAGAGGTAAACGATGGACTGGTCATCGCTACTGTACCGTCATTTATGTCTGCCAAGTCAGCCATAATCTCACGAAACGCATTGTTTACATGAGATGGAAACATAGCGTTCTCGCCAAGCGGCACATCCTGAACGTCTGTGTTGTTGGCGGCTGTATTGTCGTACTCTGTAATGTTTGCTTTAGTCATGTCAGCCCTCAATCAACTTTGGAGCGCGGCCTTCTGCGGCAGCTACCATAATCTCTGTATTTAACTGATTTACCTTTACCATTTCATTGCGAAAACTCTCAATGGCGGCACCTGCCTGATTGGTCTGACGACCATTCTCAATCATCAATACAGGTAGCATTGCCATAGAGCAACCCCACTCAGCCACCTCTTCTCCAGTTTGAGGGTGGGTGCCGCGAATCTCAATAAACCACGCACATTCCATTTGCTTGCAAGGCTCAAAGTTATTGAGTGGGCAGTTATGTTTGACTTCCAGCTTCATGGATTAGTCTTTCGTTGCAATGATTACATCAACATAAGAAACATTAAGGTTAATTGGTGTGCCATTAAAGGTAGCCGTATCTACACCGTGAGTGTGAGTGTCTCCTGACCCCACACTACTGGTAAACGGGTAATCATCATTGGTAGGAGGGCTGCCATATTGAGCAGACCTAGTAAAAACGCCTGTGTTGTTATCAGAGCCAAATCTTGTTGTCCATCCCTGTGAAGCAGAAAGGCCGCTTGCAAATGAAACCCCTTGTGCGTGTTTGTGGCTTGGTAACTGCGCTTCAGTTAGGGCAGTTCCAGCAATGCTTACGCTAACGCTACCCGCAGGAGTTTGACTTGCAAAAGCTGTCTCAAATGCAACGCTACCACCAGTGCTTACAGTGCCGCTAGTGATACGCAGAGCCTTGTCGTTGTGCGTAGTGTCTTTTGTCCAGCCAGTAGGTGCGGCGGTCTGCTGAAACAACATCTTCGTGCCAGACGGAAAAGCGTCAATCGTGTTACTGCCAATGGTTGCGGTATCAAAGGACGGAGACACTAGCTTAATAGTGCCATCATTGACATCAGCCAAGTCTGCCATGACTTCACGGATTGCGTTATTAATCCCCGCAGGGCTACAGCCTTCATCTATGTTCTGGCTCTGCACATCAGTATTTGATGCGGCAGCATTTGCATAATCTCTAATACTATTCTTAGCCATAGTTTTATTCCTGCTCGTCTTCCTCTATAATAGCATTTCTAAGTAGATATGCCTCGATTCGTTGATTGCTTTTTTGACGAAGTTTAACTGTAACCCTTTTCTTCAAAAGCTCTGCCATAAATTGTGGGTCAAACATAGCTTGAATCATAACATCTTTAACACGGGCTGCTGGCAGCTTTAACATAAGTTTTTGCGCCGTTCTGACACCAGCCCCAGCCATAACAAGAGGCGCGCCTGTTGCTTGACCAACGGCAGACATGCTGCCCAGATTGGCACCTATTATACGCACAAACAAATCAAACATTGCGCTTTCGTTTTCCAAAAGATTGTCTATTGTGCTTGCTTCAGATATGGCACCCTCAAATCTCTTAGCTTGAGACATAATTTTCTTCAAGCTATTAAGTTGGCTTTGTGTAATCGCACCAGAAGAAAGCAACTCTTTTTCCATACTACGGTTAGTAGATGGTATTTTTCGAGATAAAAAAGAGTCAAGCTGGTCTGAAGATATACCACCAGTTTTTCTTGATGTAGAGGAGTTCAACACGCTTTCAAAAATTGAAGAGCGAAGACCCTCAAGGGCTTCCCCAGACTTATCTGTTTTTGCAAGCTTAATCATATCAGAGAAGTCTTTTGACGGGGTATCTGACTGCAAGGCGCGAGCAACAACCTTATTGGGGTCTTCTGTTTTAAGGAATCGGGCGGCCACCTTACGTTTATCAAAAAAAGCACTTGCCCTTTTTTTGGTGTCTATCGCCTTCTGAGAAAACCGCACCGCAGATTCAATATCAGAAAGTTGGTCGCTCAAACCAATCTCATCAATAATAACTTGATTGTTTCGTAAAAAACGAGCAAGACGGTTTGCGTCGATTTCATCTGTTACTGGGTTTCTAACTTGATTGGTCATGGCAAGGATAAAGTCTCTCTGAGCCTCAAGCATGTCTGGTTGCCGAGATATAGCCTCTTCAGTATACGGCCCGTATGATAAAGGCTCTGCCGCTTCTCGTAATTCGCGCATTTGAGCCGCGCCTGCGCGCCCAGTCATTGCTTTACCCAAAACTTCCTCGGCGCGAACAGCATCGCGGCCTGTGCGTTTTGTTCTTAATATATCTCCAGCAAATGTAGTCGTTATCTTTTCATTTAATCTGCGTGAAAAATCACGGGCAATGTTTGCCTCAATTCCTTGAACCACTTGCAGGTCATTAAGTGCTGCTTCAGCAATATCACTGACAATCCTAGCATCATTAAATTTTGCCGCAGCCCGTAGCTCCCGTGCCTTCTCAAGAGCCACCGAGCGGATACGAAGCATATCACCGCTTGTGACAATGCTTCCATTACCTGTCGCCTGTGGCGCAGGACTGCCAAAAACCCTACTAATAAGCTCGTCAGTGTTTTGGTCAGGAGAATCCTGTACCGAACGAAAAACACGAGAAGAAAACTGCTGAATAGGAGAAGACAAACTCTCTTCTTCAAGAAGCTCGGAGCGAGCCTTTGCTATTGCATTTGCAGTAGAGTTTGGCTCAATAGAAATGTTTTCATCAATAGAACGCCAAAGTTGATTTTCGGTGGCTCTTGCATCTCCTAAAGCATCTTCAACAATATTGCGTGCCCTTATGCTTGCATCTTCAGCATCTCTGGCACCCAAAGACTCAATGGGGCGAAGTGCCTGCCTTGCTTTTTCGTTTGCTCTGTCAATGCGATTATCCAGCAAGCCCTCTAAATAGTCTCGCCTAGCTTGAGCGGCTACAATAATTTTATCTGGGTCGCCAGTTTGCAAAAGGTCTTTATATTGCTTGTTAAATGACGCTATCGTTTTTTCAGCTTGTTTTTTGTATCTAGCCCCAACATTCGCATTATCTTTTATGAGAGTGTTTTCTAAGGCCGACAGATATTGACTGTCTCCAACCTGAGCCGCAGTAAGAGACTCAATATCCATCTGTTGAGAAAGAACATTGTCGGCATATTTTACAGGGTCGATTCCTTCATCGAGCAAACCCTCCTGAAGCTGTCGAGCCGCTTCTCGTTGCCTACCTTTCGGAAGTCTATCTTCCGCGACCATACGCATTTTATTAATAATCTGTGGGGCAAACCTAGAAACAACAAGTGTTGGGGTAAATGTTGCCGCCACCTCACCAACTATTCGAGCAGATGGAGAAGATGGGGCAGCAACTTCTGCAATACCAGCACCTATACCAGCAGCCCCACCCAAGCCAAGCTCAGTAGCGAATGTACCGATTGGCTTCTGACGGGCCGTTTCAATAATCTCCCGACCAGCACCTCGTAAAACCCCGACAGGACGCTCAAGGTCACGAGCCAAACGTATTGCTGTCGGGACTTGACGACTAGCAGCAGCCGCAATGCCAGCACCCCCAGTCGTTGCAGCCCCAACGGTTTCTCCCGCAACGGCAAACGGCCTAGCACTTGGAGCCACCTCTGAAATACTCTCATAAGCATAACCACGCTCAGGAATAAACGGAACAACATCGGAAAGTTGACCAGCTTGTTTTAACTTTTCACGAAGAAAAGCACTGCCCATTATGGGTTTATCAGCAGTAGGTATACCCACAGCCCTTGTCGCTGCAGCAGCAATATCAACAGGAAGCCCTAACAAAGATGCACCAGCACTATACAAGCCTTTCGCAAAAGCCTCTTCTCCGCGCTCAACAGAATACAAGGAATCAGAAAGCTCACCACGGCGAGAAAGCTCTTCTAATGCACGGGCTTTTTCAGGTGATTCTTTTTGCAGGACACCTCTTTTGTAAAGCTCAATTAGGGCTTTTTCTTTGCTAACATCTTGCATAAAACACCCTCAACTATTTATTCAAAATATCTCGAAGCTCTTGAGTAGAAACGCCCATTAAAGAATTATCAAAAGATGGCTCTACTGAAGTCGGACTCTTTGCAAGAATTGCCTCATATTTTCTGGTTTGCCGAGCCAAAACATCAATATAATCGCGGGCTTGTTGTTTTTCTTTCGGAGTCATTCGAGGAAACTCGTTTGCCACTTCCTGTATTCTTTGATTACTAAACTCAATAAGGCGAGTTGCCTTAGACCTAAAATCTGTATCAACCATCCCAGTTCTCGGCAAAATATCGTCAACCGTTTCCTTAACAACCTTAGTTAAGCGACCACCCAAGTCTTTAGTAAGCGCAACTTGCATTTCTTTGTTTGTCTGAAGAACATAGTCTCTGGCACTAGCGCTCTCGCCGCCAACCTCTGCCCCAAAAAGAAAGCCAAGGCCACGCCTAGCCGCAGCAGCACCAAGCCCAAAAACATCACCCTGCGCTGCCTCGTCAACGGTGGGGGCACTCGCAAGCTCTTCTGCGGTGATTGGATTTCCAAGACCCGCCGTTAAAGGTGGTAAAGTTACATCTGAATCTTGACCTCCTTCTCTCTTTAGCTTGGCAAGCCTTGCCTGAAGAATTTGCTCTTTCAGAATCTCAGATGCAGTTGGCGGGGCATTAAGTTCATCAATCCTTGCCTGAAGAAGAGATTGTCTCATTTCTTCTGTTCTTGGTTTAAGTAAGCCTTCTTGCTCTGCGGCTCGTAAGGTGGGGAGCATACCAGCAACACCCATTGGAGTAACAGGTCTTAGGTCTGCTGGGTCATAAGACATCATAGGTTGAGCCATACGCTGCGCTTCATAGAAGCGCATAACATCAGGAATGTCTCTAACGCCTTGAGCTAAGGGCTGGGCAAGCTGCTGACCAAAAAGCCCTGCTCCCCGACCTATGCCACGACCAATGGACTGACCAGCACCAACTGCACTAGAGCCAAGACCAAGAAGACCAGAACGAATATCAGATAAAAGAGCCATAGTTACCTACCAAAATTACCCAAGGCACCACCCAACTCATAACCTTGAAGATTGAGTCCACTGCCTCCTGAACCCCCACCTGAGCCTTTCCCCAAGCCGCCTAAGAAGTCACCAAACATACCAGTTCCATAGTCAAGTAATTCGCCAGCAAGCGCACCCTTAATCATGTCTCCTGTTCCATAACTAGGAGCCATGTAAACAGGCTTGGTTGTTGTTCCTGTACCAGAAACTGTTGCGCCCTGAATTAGTTTCAAATACTCATTCAGTGCATTTACATCTTGCTGTTGTTTCAAGAAGTCTTGCTGTGACAGCAAACCTGCAAGAGCAAGTTGATTCTCAATGTTCTGATAACCAAGGCCAGCAATAGCAGGGGCGGCACCTAGGCCAGCCCCCAATGCGCTAATCCCCAACTGACCAAGCTGACCAAGACCTTTTGCGGCGGCGAGTTTTCTTTCGTAATCAGCTTGCTGTGCTTGCAGAATAGCAGGAGCGGCTGCGCTAGTAATTCCAGCACCAAGAGAGCTTCCAAACAAACCGCTTCCAAGCCTTCCACTTCCCGCAAACTGCGATGTGGTCTTTTGTATAGCGGGTGATATCAATGTGTCTAATGTATCCTGAAATGCCTGTGTTGATGTCGTATCAGGCATACCTGCCAAGCCCATATATATGTCTTGGGCAGGGGATAGAAATGAACCAGCACCACCAAGAAGCTGGGAAACAGCCTCTTGAGACTGTCCAAATAACGGCATCTGCTGTGCCATTCCCAAGCCTTGAGAGATAGCTGAAATCTGTAATGGGGATAGTTCTTGAAATGCCCCTAGCTGACCAGATTCATAAAGTTTCTGAGCATCAGCAACAATTTGCTCATAGTTAGGTGCTATATAGTCAGCAATATCAACTGTAGTTTGAGACTGGCCTACAGTTGGCCCTTTTTGTTTTGGTGAAAGCGCACCACCAAGAGCCGTACCTATTACCCCACCCACGGGGCCACCAAGCGCACTACCAACAGCCCCAGCTACACTTTTTACTGCGCTACCCATTTGTTAAATCCTTTTCAAAAACCCTAGAGCGTTCTTTATAGCCGCCAAGGGCTTTTCCCCAGCCAGCACGCCCATTTATCAACACTTTACTACAGCCCTTATCTTTTGCCAAGTTTTCTATGTGTTTTGTCATTTCAGCTAACTCTTTCAAATCGCCGCCAGCAAGATGATAAAGAAGGGCCTTGGCTAGACGACTTTCAATAACCTGAGTAACTATCGCGCTATCTTTGCCCATCCATAAATCTGCTTGATTTCTAGCCAGCATGTCCCTGATATCATCTATATCAAGCATCCCATCGCTGTACTCTAAGGCATCAACAAGGTATCCCTTAGCCTTTCCCCAGTCTTTGCTTTCCCCTCTGTAAATCATCAACCTATTATAACG